GCTTCCAGGTTGAAGCATTTGGAGAAGAGGATCTATAAGGCCCTCAATCGTCTCTTTATGTCTAAAACCTGTGCGACAGTCATGAAGGGTCAAGATGTGGAGCAAACAGCCCGCATCCTTCGCTCCAAATATGACCGATTTGTCGATCCGATAGTCGTTTCGCTTGATATGACGAAACTTGACGCATGTACCGGACTCCAACATCTTCGATACCAATATTCTGTGTATAAAGCTGTCTACCCTGGTGATAGCACATTTGCATGGATGTTGAAGACGATGTTGAAGTACGTGGCTGTTGCATACTGCCCAGACGGCATTGTCCGTCTACGCACTGCAGCGCGCAAAGCCTCTGGAGATGTTGACACCTCCCTTGGCAATGTGATTAATGTGTTGAGAGTGTTTTATAAGATTGTGCAACGACTGAAAATTCGGATCGAATTGGCGAACAATGGTGACGATAATTTAGTGTTCTTGGAGCGCTCAGACTTCAGTCTGCTGAAGACATATTTGCAGTTTGCATTTATCGAGGCAGGGTTCATTCTGAAGATCGAGGGCGTCTACGCGGAGTTTGAAGATATAATCTTCTGTCAACACACCCCTGTTTTGATAGGTGGTGTGTGGCGTATGGTTCGGGAGGTTAGGACTGTGATCAGCAAAGATACTATGTGTCTTGTTCACTGTCCTACTGAACAACTGTACCGCAAGTGGTTGGCTGCTGTAGCCTCAGCCGGTATGCATCTTTGTGATGGCGTGCCGGTCTTGGAAAGCTTTTATCGCTGTTTACGGCGTAATGGCTCCACTTGCACAGATAGGTTCTTCAGGCACGTAATGCAGAGAACACATTTCGTACAACGTGCTACGATCAGGCATGAAACCGTGACGGATGAGGCACGCGTTTCGTTTCATGCCTCGTCGGGTTTGTTACCCGACGAACAACTGCAATTGGAATGGTTTTTCGATAGGTTTGTTATTGATAAATGGCAAGATGAGATCATTGAGCAGAATATGCTTCCCCAAAACCAGGGATGGCATCTTGACATACTGCAAAACTAAGATAACCATGGCGAAAACAATCGTCACAATGAAAACTAAGAAAGCGAAAAAGAAGGTTGCGGCCCAACAAGCCGAGATAACCAGATTGGGGAAAGCGCTACGGGCGCTGGGTGGATTGGGAGGCACAGCCGTAGGGGGCATGTTTGGTGCCCCTGTCGCCGGAGCAACTGCTGGGACGTCCTTGGGCGCCGCGTTGAGTAAGTGGCTGGGTAGTGGTGATTACAAGATATCGTCGAATTCGCTGATGTCTGCACCAAATATCCCTGCCATGCATTCTACCAACCAGACTGTGCGTATTCGACACAAGGAGTATATTGGCCCTATTATCGGGTCGGTGGGTTTTAGCGTTCGCGCACTCACCATCAATCCGATTAATGAGGGACTCTTTCCTTGGTTGTCACGTATTGCGCAGAGTTTCCAACAGTACACCATCAAAGGTATGATGTATCATTACGTCCCAACGTCAGGGATCGCCATTTCAGGTAGTAACCCAGCGTTGGGTACTGTAATGTTGCAAACGTCGTATCGTGCTGGTGAACCTGTTCCGCGAGACAAGGCTGAGATGATGAACGAGTATTGGGCTACTGAAGGAGCACCAAATAACACGTTCTTGCATCCTATCGAATGTGATATTCGAGAAATGCCTTTTGCAATCCACTACGTCGGTACGCCAAGCACTGCTGACCAAACTAGATTGATGTATGATTGGGGTTCAACGTACATTGCGACTCAAGGAATGCCCGCAGCTAATCCTGTTGGCGATCTTTGGGTCACATATGACATTGAATTCAAGAAGCCGGAGGTCTATTCTGACGCCATTGACGTCTTGATCTCTGAAGCTGTTGGACCCTCCAACTCAGTTGGTACATTATTCAATTCACTAGTTTGGTCAGCAGGATCGTTTGTGACTGCCACGGGTAACACCGTGACATTTCCAACCGATTCGGGCAGGAAGTTTCTTCTTGTCACTGCTGTCAAAGCTGCCGACGGTTCTCCATTTACTGTTGCTGATATGGGCACTAGTGGTGTAGTGGACAATTGCACTGTTTATCGGTACGAGCGGAATGTGCTCGGTGGCACCACACCATCATTGTTTAACGCTATGCGTTATGACTTTGTTGACATCACCGATCCAGACTTTCCAGCTACGTATAAAATGGCAACACCTTCTTTAACGCCGAATTCTGGCCTCACGGTCAACCTCTTTGTGGCACGATTGCGTTTGTAAGCACACAAAACAATTCTGGGCGTCTAAATCTACCATACCGGTGGTGCCTAGCAGACGGGGAGATTAACATTGGCGTAGCCGGGTTGATGTAGTGTTCGTTGATCGTAAGCGTTCACATGCAGAATCATCATCCTTTGTATACGATCTGTCTCTGTTACCTTATACTATAGTTCTGTTT